CCAATAGCTGTTTCGCTTGTGCTATTTGCATCCATGTCTCCAGGTTTGCTTCGCCACAACCTCAGCAGATTTAACCAGCGCCGTTTCGCATATTACGGTAGCTCATCGCCTCCGGTGCTGTGGCTGAATCTAACGCATGTCTAACGCTCACTTATAGCAATCTTGCAACGGATGTGCCGACAACCGTCGCTTGCGTCTCCTGCGCCCTCATACACGGTCAGCTTGATGTCGATTCCAAAAGGTAGTCATGGATGATGAGCAGAACTTCTGTTCCGTCCTCTGCCGACAACCCTAGATAGGGTCGTGCCGGAATGTCCCCCCACGGAATGGGCCGACCTTTGGCGCTGCCCGAGGCACCTTTCTTCTGGCCGAACTGATGCACAGCACCATAAGGTCGGTCTGTACCGAAGGCCAGTTCGGTACTGGTGACCTGTTTGCGTAGCGTGTCCTGGAGCGTTCCTTTCTCCCGTAGGATCCCGGGACCTTTCTTCCTGGCCAAGGTGACAGCCGAAAGCGGCGCCCAGGGAGAGCCGTCGGGAGCGACCTTACTGCGGAAGCGCTCATCGGTAGACTGGTGAAGGTATTCGGCAATGTCATTGAACGGCGTGGTGAGATCGCCCAGCCTCTGGGCCAATTCGCCCAGGACTCTGCCGACTTGGCTCTGGTCTATGGTGACATCAAGTATTGATCCGGCCATGGGGCCTCCTATTCAGGGCGGCGATAAAGCAGGACGCCTAGGCGCAGAGCCTCAAGATAGCGTTCGCTATCATCGACAAAGCCCGTCATGCCGTCCCAACCATCGCCACCCTGGTCGAACACTGCCACGGCAGGCGCGGATTGGCCTGTCACTTCGAAGTGCGCCAGATAACGGCGACGTAGTACGGCCTTGCCCAGGTCGGGCTGCCACACCAGGTGCGCCCATATCTCGTCAGGGGTCTTGATCGCTTTGGCCAGCAAGGGCAGCTCGCGGGGCTTGAGCTGCTTGGCCAGTTGAGTTGCGCCGGCTTTGGCATTGGTGAACATCTCGCGCCCGATGACCAGGGCGTCACCGGTCACGTCGCGAAATACAGCAGGCGATGCCTCACTGGCGCCGAACTCGCCCAGGAACTCGGTCACCGCTTGTGGTGCTGGTGTTTTGGCTGGAAGTAAGGACTTTGCCGGTAGCGGCCTGGGTGTCGGCAATGCGCCGGTCGGGCGGGTAATTGGCAGAACTGTCTCTGGCTCACTCTTCAGTTGCACACCTGGTTTGGGCAGCAGATCGCGGGTGCGCTGCTGGGGCACAGCATCAGTCAGACGGGAACGACCTGGTGCATATTCGAAACCCGGATCGATGCCTTTCGGCACGCGCACAGTGTGCGGGCCGTTGGGGCTGTTTTTGCCGATGATCTTGTCTTCCCACTCAATGGCAGGTGCCGGACCGACCGTCAGCCTCTGGCGTTCTACGTCCCTGGCCGACAGCATGAACTTCTTGCACTTGCATCCCCAGCCGTTTTGCGGCGTGTGTGTCGACCACCAGGGATCGTCGAGCGGTAAAGTAGTACCGTTCCAGGCGAGGTGCTGTGGGCGTGGATGAGCGCTGTCGCCGTGGCGATACAACCCGTAGGGGCGGCGCTTGCGTAGCTCCGGGTCGGCCATCTGCGCTTCGCGCCCGGCGTTGTAGGATTGGCGCAGGTTGGTTTCCCAAATGACATTGGTCCGCCAACCGCGCTCACCGTTGTACTGCCAGCCATGTTTTACGACAATCTGGTCGAAGTCTTTGCGAAATTGTTCCAAGGTAGTGCCGTTAGCAATAGATTTCTCTACAGCACCACGCAGATCGGCCAGCAGGTCACGTTTAACCGCTCCTGCTACGACAAAGGCATAGTCATGATTGGCCCTATAGATATCTGTCCACGTACTAGTTGACAGATTGACTTTTTCTCGAAAAAAGTCGATCTGTTCTTTAAACGTGAGCGATCCATGAGAGAAAGCCATTGGAAAATTTCCTGTTATCTATGTTAAAAATGTCCTTCTGATTAATACGAGATATCAAGATGACGGACAAAACTGAGTTGAATGAATTCGGATATGAGCTGGGGCGTGAGCTAGGAGGGCAAGTAGGTCAAGTTATTAATGCCATTGTATTTATTGTCCATGTTCTGAAGGCTCAACCTGGATTTGATGTGGGCTTTTTTGATCAGTACATCAAGAACTTGTCAGCAGAAATGGGAGAGAAGGATGAGATAACCAAACTGATTCTCGATCAGCTGACGTCATAGACCACGTAAAATATCATCCCGCCCCGCCAGGCTGGCCGCTGTCAGCCCGTCGGCGATAGCGTCGGCCAACTGGCTGGCGTTCATCGCCGGATAGGTTTCAATCAACCGATCCCGAAACTCTTCCAGGCTGTTGACCGAGTCGAGCAGCTCCTTGATCTGCTCGACCATTTCGTCGATAGGTGCGGTTGCGGCCGTGTCCAAGGTCCGCACCTGGTTATCAACGATGTCCGGCACAGGGAGCCGTTTCGCGGGCACCTGCTCACTATTGGTGGCCTGTGCCAAAGCCGATGCAGCAACAGATGCTGGACTGCCCAACAGTTCTGCTCCCTTGGCGGGCGCGGGAAGATTGAGCTTGTCCCGGACAACTGACTGTTCGACCTGTAACCCCAGCGGTACGAGCTTTTCCAGCGCCATAATCAGCAGCTTGGTGTCTTCCGGTTGCGGTACGTCCAGGATCAACTTCGGGTAACGTCGACCTGGTGCAAAGTTCAGATCGCACCAGGGCCGCACAAACCAGCGGTTCAGGGTGTTGGATTCGGCTTTGGCATCAGCCTGCAGAAGATCCAGACGGACTTCGTTATGGATCGTCGCCTGGGCCTGGCTGGAGCCGTCGTCGGCCGACATGGTCTGGCCGACTACCGCCTTGCTGACCTGTTTGTCCCACCACTCGGCCAAGCTCTTGAAGAAGTCGCCTGCACCGGCAACGTTTGCGGCCTGGGTGAAGTCAATGCGCATGCTATCGGGGATAACGGCAGCCGCATCGCTACCCAGGTTGGCGACCGCCGACATCAACGTGTTGATATCCTCCTTACTTGCACCTGGACCATACCGACCGACACGCATCGGCATGCCGAAGATGTCAGCGAAACCCATCCAGTCCTTCCAGGTCCACGCCTTGCACATGTAACCCACGGCCGCGAGACGGGCCAGACCGCCCCGGATCGGCAGACCGGAGCGGATGCGCGGCAGGTGCACAATGAACTTGTATGGCGCCAGGGCCACACCATTGATCGGGTCGGCCTCGTCGAGCAGGCGCAGCTCCCGGCCTGTGTCGCGGTCAAACTGGAAGAAACGCTGGTCACGGGGCTCGAAGCGTAAAGGGTTCCAGGTCTTGCCGCTGCGGTCCCACATGATTTCCGAGACGGCATAGCTCTTGCCCATAGCGTCGGTCAGATCGGCTTGCAGCTCTCCGAACTCTGGAGAGTCGACTATTTCCTTGAGCTGATCTGCCCGGCGCACATCTTCGGAGTCGTCGCTGGCTGCTTCGACCCGGATCGACAGGCCGGATATCGCCAGCTTACGGGTCCCTAACACCGAAGCGTAATGCAGGTCACGCTCCTCCATCTCTTCGGCGAGTGTGAGGTAGTCGTGGGCCGAGCCCTCGTTGGCGGCTTGCAGAATGTTCGCCAGGCGTTGCGGCGTCAGGCCGCTGGCCACCGACGGGTGCCAGATCTGGCGTATGCCAGTGGTGCGGGCGGCGGCCAGCTCTTCGGTGAGTTTGTCGTACTGGATCGGGCGGCCGTACTGGTCGACGATGCTGGATTGAGCCATTACCAAATGCCTTTCTGAGAGCGCCACCCAGCGCCGAGCTTGATCTCGCGATCAGCCTGGGCGGCGGGTTGAACTCGGTGATATTCGAAGATTTCGGTTTCCTGGCGCGACGCGTAGTCCGCCAGGACTGCCGCAATACCGGCGTCGCCGTGGCGCTTGGCGCCGGACTTTTCGCCTTTCTCATTGGTGCGTTTTTCCGGGATGCGGGCCACACCCTTGACCATGCGGAAGGCGCGCACGTCGCTGAGCACATCCTTGTCGGCCGGGATGTCGTAGAAGGTGTCATCCTCCAGAGCGGTCTTGAACGGCGGCATATTGTCGCGATACCAACCCTCGGTCAGCATTACCCGTTCAATGCGGTTGAAGCCGAACTCGACCGCCGTGTCTTCCGCCAGTTGCGAGCCGTTGCCCCTGGCGTCGTTGGCGCCCTTGAGGAAGTTGGGCAAGCGCCGCAGGATGTAGAACAGGATCTGGAGTTGTTGCTTGAACGGTACGTTGCGCAGCTCGACGACAAAGGGTGTGCGCCTACGCAGGTTCTGTTCCTTGAGCAAAGGCCAGATGACAGACAGGTCGCCACTGCGGCCGAAGTCCATGCCGTAGAAGCTCTGGACATCGGTCGGAATGACTCGAAGCAACGGGAGCAGATACTCTTCGCACCACTCCAGGGACTCGGTCAGACGCAGGTGCTCGGCAGCGGTTTCGTAGCCCTGCGGGTAGGCCAGGCGCAGCACCGGCACTTCGCGATTGCTGCGCTGCTCGACCAGGGCCAGACTGAGGAATGCACCGCCGCCCTGGGATGGGACACAGTCCAGTTCCTCTTCGGCGGCATCGCCGTAGAAGTCGTAGACATCCTGAACCCATGCAGCTTCATCTTCGGACTTGTACTCGATACCCTTGCGCAGGCAAACGCGGTTGTACAGGCCGTCCGCTACGGCGTCGCGGAACGGGCAGCGGAACACCGCGCCCTTGCGCTTACCTGCACGGATATCGTTGATCAGCTCATTGAAGGCGTTTTCCGTGCCGTCGTGGGTGCTGATGACATGGACTTCACCACCCCAGATCAGCAGCGCCAGTGCGGCTTTCAACAGCTCGGCAAGATCCTGGTGGAATGCGGCTTCGTCGATCACAACCACACCCTGACGGCCGCGCAGGTTGGACGGTCGGCTAGTCAGTGCGACGATACGGTGCCCGCTGGGAAATACGATGGTGTAGGTCTTAATATGCTTGTCGGGATCACTGTCGGGCCAAATACCTTCCTCGATTTCCCCGGCCGCGTAGTTGAAGGCTCGCGACCACATGGCGCAGGCCTGGATGTATTCGACCGTCATGTCTTGGTTGTAGCCCAGGTAATACACCGTCTGGCCACCGGCTGGTTTTTCGGCAGCGGCCATCAGGACGTTATCCGCCGCCTCGGCCCAGGTGAGGCCGATCCGCCGAGATTTCTCGGCTACCTTGAGTGGGGAGCGAATGCCAATCCATCTTTTCTGATAGCCAAGTAAGACTGCCGGAGCCCTGAGTCCAGTAGTGTTTTCAAGAACGACAGAAAGGCTCATGCTATAAGCCTCTTGGCATATAATTTCACTCGACTGACAAAGCTCAAAGGACATGACAAATGATTGACTGGGTTGCAGCCGCATTCACAAGCGCAAGGACGGCGGGTGATATTGCCAAAAGCCTTATAACGCTGCGGGATGAAGAGCTCGTGAGGGGGCGAGTTATGGACCTCACTAGCACATTGATGGATCTCCAGCAGCAGATGATGCAGGGACAGATGGAGCAAATCGAGTTGGTTAGCAAGGTGGCGAGACTGGAAGATGCGCTTAGAGTTGCTAACCAGAAAGCTGACGTGCTTGGGCGTTATGAGCTGCTGGGTCTCGGCGAAGGACAAGTTGTCTACGCACTTAAGCAGGAGTTTCAGGGAGTTGAACCTGAGCATTTTTGCTGCACGAATTGCTATGACACCGGGAGAAGGTCTGTTCTCAAGCCCCAAAACCAGATTGGCGGTACATGGGTACGGTTTGCGTGCCCCGCATGCAATAACATAATTGGTGTTGCTATTGGAAACCTCCCTCAATCGATGCGGAAAACTACTAAATAACGGGGTACTCATCCGGCCATCCCCAGTATCTCTCGACGGATTTCGTCTACCGTCGCTTGATTCAAGCCGCCTTTCTTAGCGATTTTTTCCACCCGTGCAGCAGCCGCTTCGGCCTTCT